ATTTTGCATCAAGGTCAAGTTGACGCAATAAAGTCACTTTCTGCTAATACTGGCCGTCTACCTCGGTTTGTTGCGTTGCGTTGCGGTAGACGTTGGGGGAAGACAATATTTGACGAAGCCTTGGTTGCCGATCAGGTTTGCAAAGGACACAATGTAGGAATTTTTATTCCGTTTTATAAATACGGAACCGAAATATTTAATGACTTGTTGCAAGTTCTTTTACCTATCCGAAAGTCGTCATCTAAGGTTGACGGCTCATTTTATGCCAAAAATGGCGGCCGTCTAGATTTTTGGACGCTTGACAATCCCAACGCTGGGCGCTCGCGCAAGTATCATCTTGTAATTATTGACGAAGCAGCTTTTACAAAGCCGGAAATGATTGACATTTGGCAACGTTCTATTAAGCCATCGTTGCTAGATTATACTGGTTCGGCAATCGTAACGTCTACGCCTAACGGAAAAGCGCCTGATAATTTCTTTCATCACATTTGCACTCAACCATCCGAAGGTTTTATTGAATATTACGCTCCAACAAGCACGAACCCATTACTTCCGCCCGGAGAAATCGAGAAACTACAATCTGAAAATCATCCTAAAGTATTTAGGCAAGAATACTTAGCTGAATTTGTCGATTGGTCTGGCGAAGCATTTTTTAGTTCAGAAAAATGGCTTTTGAACGGAAAGCCTGTAAACTATCCTAGTAATTGTGATGGTGTTTTCGCGGTCATTGACACTGCAACAAAAACCGGAGCAAAACGCGACGGAACCGCTGTAAGTTACTTTGCGATGGATAGAACAGGCAAGTATCGGCTTACTATCCTTGATTGGGACATTGTTCAGATTGAAGGATCATTGTTAGAGGTTTGGCTTCCTACGGTGTTTCAGCGGTTAGAAATTCTTGCACAGGAATGTAAAGCTAGACATGGGAACATAGGAACTTTTATCGAAGACAAAGCATCCGGAATGGTTCTTAATCAGCAAATGCAGCGTCGTAAGATGAACGTTCATCCTATTGACTCGAAGCTTACCGCTGTTGGTAAAGACGAGCGAGCAATTTCAGTTTCCGGGTATCATTACAGAGAAGACGTTAAAATATCTGAATTTGCTTACAATAAAGTAACTACTTACAAAGGCAAATCTCAAAATCATTTTTTGACTCAAGTTTGCTCGTTTCATATTGGCGAAGAAAATCGTTCTGATGATGATTTGTTAGATACTTATTGTTATGGTGTAGCAATTGCGTTAGGCGACTATAAAGGATTTTAGTTTATGTCTGGTTTTGCTGGCTTTGATACCGCTTATGAGGGTCCAAATGCGACGCTTGGGATTGGCGGCGCATCGATTGGGAACGCATTAGAAAAAGTTCTTTTATGCGATGAGATTGTTCCGGGTTCAGATGTAGGATATGAAACCGCGAAAATAATTTATTCTTATCATCCGCTCGGTGCCAAGCTTGCTGACAAGCCTATTAAATTGGCAATGTCGCAAGAGCGTAACATTACGATGCCACATTGTCCCGATGCTGCCATCGATAAGTTCAAAGAGCAGTGGAATGCAGATAATTGTGACATTTTCATAATGAATACCGCGCGTCTTGCGCGTATTTACGGAATAGCAACTTTAGCCTACGGCATTCAAGATTTTCCTACAAACGAAGATATTCCGCTAGAAAAGCTTGCCGATGCAAAAATTTACTTTAATGTTCTTGACCCTCTTAATACTTCTGGGTCTTTGGTCTTAAATCAAGATCCTAACGCCCCAGATTTTCAAAAGTTAGTTGGCGTTAGTATTGCGGGACAGCCATATGCGCGTTCTCGTGTTGTGGTTGTTATGAACGAGCAACCGATTTACATTCAATATACAGACTCAGCTTTTGGCTTTGTTGGACGGTCAGTGTATCAGCGTTGCTTGTTTGCACTGAAAAGTTTCTTACAAACAATGTTAACGGACGATACAGTCTCGCAAAAGGCTGGCGTAATTGTTGCGAAGATAAAGCCTGCTAGCTCAATCTTTGATCGCATCATGTCTGGTTTTAACGCGATCAAAAGAACCATGATTAAAGGCTCTCGCAATAATAACGTTATTGCAATAACTCCTGAGGAAGATATTCAAAGCCTAGACCTTCATTCTCTTGAAGGGCCGGCTAAACAATCTAGACAAAATATCCTACAAAATATTGCCATGGCTGCTGACATGCCAGCACAGTTACTTGCCAACGAAACGTTTGTTGAAGGATTTGGCGAGGGAACCGAAGACGCAAAGCAAGTTTCTTTATACATTGATGGTGTTAGAAAGGAACTTTCGCCGCTTTATAATTTTATGAATTTGATCATTCAGGCTCGCGCTTGGAGCCCGGCGTTTTTTGAAACGATGAAAGAAGAATTTCCTGATGTCTATGGCAATATGACATGGATACAATTTTTCTACACACTTCGTAATGACTTCAAGGCCGAATGGCCATCATTGCTTGTTGAACCGGAAAGCGAGCGAATTAAGGTTGATGAAGCAAAACTAAAAGCTATTCGAGAAATTCTTGAAATTATGTTGCCAAATATGGACGCTGACAATTCAGTGCGAGTTTTGCAATGGGCCGCAAGTAACTTTAATGATAATCAAATGTTATTCAAAACTCCGCTTATGATTGATGAAGTTACTTTGCGCGAGTTCTTGCTTGATAAGCAAGAGCAAGCAAAACAGGCCCAACAGCAACCGCCAACTGCCTCAGAACAAGTTACTAATGAGACGCCGGAACCGACAGATGAAAATAATCCTCAAGTTCAACCGGTAGAATTACCTAGAGCAGCCTAATGCCGCGCGGCGAAAAGTTACTTTCCTTTAACGAAACGGTGTCCGCCGCCATAGCGGATATGTCTCGTTACGGTTACAGTAGCCAAGCGCGCGTTGATCGTTGGGTAAAAGCAATTAAAGATGCCGCTCAGCGCGAGATGGTATCGACCGAAAAACTACAGCAAGAATTAAAGCGCGCTCTTGGCGCGATCTATTACAGTCAAGTTGATAAGGGCGGTCTTTTGACCATGAACCCTGGCGTAAGTCGGTTTACGCTTAAGAATGTCAAACCAAAGCTTCGTGCGGAGTTAGACCGCCGCATAATGGCTGCTGCTAATCTTATCAAGCTTAATCGCACAACAGCAATTAATGACACGTTGCAACGGTTTCAAGGATGGGCAACGTCTATTCCGTTGGGCGGCAGCATGGCGACAGATAAGTCTGATGCTCGCGAAAATGTTCGCAAGGCATTAAAGCAACTTCCTTTTGAAGAAAGGAGAGTTGTCATTGACCAAGGGCATAAATTCAACGCCTCCATTAATTCAATACTTGCTGATAACGCTGGCGCGATTGCTCTCACTTGGCGTAGTAACTGGCGTCAAGCAAATTATGACTACCGTCCTGATCATAAAGAGCGTGACAAGAAAGTTTATTTAATCCGTGGATCGTGGGCAGAGGAAAAAGGTCTTGTAAAGCCGAACAAGGATGGTTATTACGATCAAATAACGGCAGTGGCGGAGGAACCGTTTTGCAGATGCTTTGCCGAGTATATTTACTCATTGGAAGATTTACCTGAAGACATGCTTACTAAATTAGGTAAAGTTACTTTAGAGCAGATGCTAGATAGCGATGCTGCCTAAATTTGTCTCATTATTAAGAATAAAATTATGATTTAGACTTAGCGTTAAAGACTTGACAAAATTTTATAGTTGTGACAGACTTGTATCCTAAAATCTTTTCAAAGGCTTAGAGATTATGCTTAATTTCGCCAATGAAAAGGTTTATATGCTTGGCAAATATTCTTATGCCAATTAGGCTAATTGTCCGATAAAAAGTAACTTTAGGCTTTTCATTTGATCCAAGCCGCTGGCATCCTGTTCATCGCCAATGGAACGGTATTGCTGGTCAGGCGATCCGATACCGGCGATCATGCGGGCGAATGGTCACTTCCAGGCGGTAAAATTGAGGAAGGAGAGACGCCGGAAGATGCTGCTGTTAGAGAGTGTCAGGAAGAATTAGGAACTTGCCCGGAAGGCGCTAAAGACTTATTTGCTAGACGGAATGACGGTAAAGTTGATTACTTTACGTTTATTCAACGGCTCGATAAGCCTTTTCGCCCGATACTAAACGATGAGCACGATGGGTTTCAATGGACTCCCATAGGCGAATGGCCTAAAGACTTACATCCTGGCGCTAAAGTTGCTTTAGATAAGTTGACCATGAATGAGCTAGAGATTGCTCGCTCCATGGTCAAAGGAGACCTAACAAGTCCCCAATACTATATGAATTTGGCTTTGTTTGATATTAGGATTACAGGAACAGGTTCCGCATATCGTCAAAGCCTTAACGAATATGTTTATCGGGACCCTAAATACTATTTGACAAATGACTTTTTGGCTCGTTGCAATGGTCTACCAGTTATTTTAGAACACCCAGACTCTACTACTCTTGATAGCACGGAGTTTACAGATAGAGTAATTGGAACAGTTCTTCTACCATACATCAAAGAAAACGAAGTATGGGCGATTGTTAAGATATACGATAAATTTGCTGCTGGAATAATGGAGACTGAAAAACTTTCGACTTCTCCTAGTGTGGTTTTCCGAGACAAAACAAAAAACCGCACAATTAAGTTAGAAGACGGCAGCAAGTTACTTATCGAAGGTGATCCTAGTCTATTAGACCATATTGCAATCTGTCCTAAGGGTGTTTGGGACAAAACTGGAGAGCCTAGCGGCGTAAATTCAACCGCCGTTGATGACAGCAACCAAGGTTCCGAAAAAGAGCCTAATAGCACAAAGGAAATTAAAATGGCGGACGATATGCCTGCGGAAATGATGGATAGTAAGAAAGACGCTAAAAAAGATGCCGCAGGCACGGCGACGCCTGATCCTAAGCTAAGCCATGAGTTTGAGACCGAAGGCAAAACGAAAGCCGATGGCGAAGCCGATACGAATGAACTCCTAAAGAAAATCATGGGCATGTGCGACAGCATGAATGCTCGGATGGACTCTATGGAGCAAAAGTATCTTTCTGGCATGAAGAAAGATAGTGACGAGCCTACCGTTACTCCGCAGGCTTCCGAAGCAACCGAAAAGAAAAATTTGGAAGATATTCCAAAGCCTAAAGAAGGGTCTCCTTCCGCCGAAATGGCCGCTGGCATCTCTAAGCCTGATGCCGATGAAATGGCCAAGATGAAGGAACGCCTCGATAGTCTCGATAAGAAGTTTGGCGATGCCATGGCGGAACCGACCATGGACGAACAAGCCAAATACATGGACGCTCAGGCACGCGCCGACAGCGTTGCGCAAGCGTTTGGAGACTCCGCGCCTCGCCCGATGAAAGGCGAGAGCCTGCTTACTTACCGTAAGCGTTTGCTCAAAAAATATCAGACTCACTCAAATACGTGGAAGTCCGTTGATCTTGGGCCGATGTCCGGCGACGTGCTGGCCATTGCGGAACCGCAAATTTACAATGACGCAATGATTGCGGCCAAAAATCCCACTGATCTTCCTGAAGATACTTTGCGTGAAGTCATTACGACTGATCGCACTGGCCGCCGTGTAAGTAACTTTCACGGCAAGCCGCGCGCCTGGATGGGCCAATTTAGGGCTCCTTCTCGGCGCGTTTCTGAGTTTGGCACTAATCAGCGGAGTGCGTAATTATGACCGCCAACATTGGATTTAATCCATATACCACGACAACCGCTCTTGGTGGTTTTTCGATCCAATCTGATGGATATATTCAAGGCACAATGCTTGATGATCCGTCATCGCGAAATTACTTGGCGGGCGGTGTTCTAGCAAATAGCGAAACGATCCCGATGTGGGGCGGTGTCGCGCTTTACGAAGACATTGCGCTTACGAACAATCAGACTCCGCTTGGCCCAAATGTCGGGCGTTCCACGTCCGTTGCGACTATTCAAGGATTTTCGTTGTTCAACCAAGCCATTCACTGGCTAACAACGCCGCAGTCGCAATGTCCAACAGTTGGCAGTGGTGGCACAGTTCCTTTTGTGCGCCTTGGTTCCAACAATCGAATTGCGTTGCAAATCGATCCGTCTCTTGTCAGCCTAAATGGTGGTTTGACAACTCAGCAAGTTAGTTGGGATTTTGTTAATCAGCGTCTTATCCCTTACTTTCCGGCAGAAACCGGAGAAGCAATTAGTGCCATGTCGTGGGCAACTGGTGTTGTCAGTGTTACCACGAGTGCCGCACACGGGCTTGCTGTTGGCGACGATATTACCATCACTGGTGTTGTTCCGACCGCTTACAACGGTTCGTTTACCGTTCTTAGTGTAGGTTCTACCACGACATTTACCTATGCTTTGCCGAACGGTGGCGTTTCTCCGGGCGCTGTTACGACTCAAGGAACGATCACGGCGGGCGGTGGCGCTTTGCCTGTTCGTGTTCTTGAAACACAGATTGGTAATAGTAAAACCGTTGTTTACGATCCTGTTAACAACGTTGCGAATTTTTCGACAAACGGCTCAACGGCCATTGTGCTTGTTTAACAAGTAACTTTGAGAAAGGAAATAACCAATGGCTGATATTGCAACGGCGTGGGTTCAAATTGAACCGTCTTACATGATGCCAGAACTGCTTTTGCAGTATCAGCAGGCATCCGGCGCATTTGATTTGCTCGCGGGCAGCGACCCGCTTGTTCGTTTGTCCGATGGTGATTTGCTTGTGTATATCAAAAAGCTTGATGTTCGCACGAAAGTTGCTGCCGGACAGGGACCATATAACTCGCTTCCATCATGCTCGATTAATGCGAGCATGATCAGCACGCCAACTTACTTGTTGCGCGTTCGTGCGGAATACGATCATCACGACACCGTTGCGGTTGCGCGTTGGGGTTTTTCCGTGGTTGATGCTCAGCGTCTCGGAATGAGACAGGGTATTTTCCAACAAATGCGTTCGGCTTTGCTTTATGGTTTTAACCCGACAACTGGCGAAGGTTTGCTAAACACTGCTGGTGCGACCACAGTTAGTTTACCGCCGGATAGTAACGGTAACGATACTGTTGTGACTTACGACAATGGACAAATGGCTATTTTCTTGATTGGTCAAATCCAAGCGATTAAAACTCGCACAATGCAGCTTGGCATTCCGCAACGATTTACGATTTGTGGACCACAAAGAGTGCTTGGTCAGCTTGAATACCAGAACATTGTGCAAGTGACACAGTTTCAGCGCGAAGGTGCTGGTAGCACGACTACGGCGGGTGTGGTCAAGGAAGTGTTGCTCGCTAATGGCGATGCGATTGATTGGACCTATGACGATACGCTCATCGGCAAAGGCGCTGGTGGTAACGATGCCGTCATTATTTCAATGCCGGAAGTCAAGAAAGCCAAGGCTGCTAGCAAGATCAACACCAACGAATTTGCAACGTTGAAGCCTGGACTTGAGGCTTGTTCGTTGCAGCTTTGCGATATGCCCGCGCCTCGCGAAATTCCGACGCCACTTCCAGGCGGCGCAATCGATGTTCTTTCGGAACTTCGCACGACTAGTGGCTGGGGGATCAGGCCGGAAAGCCTTTCGATTATTTCTATGCAATATCAGTAAAAGTTACTTTTTGAAATAAAGGTCAAATTGTAATGAAACTGTATATTGCCAATTGCACAACGCAAAACCATGATTTTATCTATAATGCTCCCGAAGTCAAAGGCTCGCGTAAGCAGATGATCCCGGCTGGTGGCCAAATGCAAATTCACGACAACATGAATTTGCAAGCCATTGACTACATCGTTAAGCAGCATGAGAAATATGGTCTTGTGCCTGCTGATAAAATCCCGCGTGAGAAAGCGTTTATTGGTCTTTGTTACTCAGTCGATAAGCCTGTAAACATGGATCAAATCATGACGGCTTCAAGTCAAAACGAAAACGTTTTGAAAGAGCAAGCTGTTGAAACGCGCAAACAAACCGCTGCCGCTATTCGCTCGCAAATTGAAGATCAGGAAGTCGGGGTATCAAGCGTTTCCGTAGAGATTATTCAAGACGAAAAATCGGGCATGGCAACAGGCGAACGTCTTGCGCAAGGTATCGAAGTAATTGAGACTGGCAAGCGTAGTCGCCGCGCCAAGCAAATGGCAGACGAATAAAGTAACTATTAGTGAGCGGTAGTAACGCCCAATATCAGCCGACCTTCTCAGGTTTTTGCACTTGGGTTCAAACCGCTATGGGCATTTCTACGGAGATATTGCCCACGACTTCAATATGGTTGACTTACGCATATAATGTTTCTTTAGAAATAAATGATCCGTGCTATGCGTTGGTTAGCCCACTAATCTATATGCTGATGGTCTACAATCTTGGTGGAGACAACCTTGTAAATTTCGCTCAAGACAATCCTGCATTAGCGCCCCCGAACAACACTTACTTTACTGATCTTCGTGCAAAACTCAAAATTAATAACTTTGTGGCTGGTGTTGTCGAAAATGCAAGCGACCAAGGGACAGCAATGTCCGCTCTTGTTCCTGATTTTTTTAAGCAGCTAAGCCTATCAAATTTGCAAAACCTCAAAACGCCTTGGGGTTTGACTTACCTTTCGTTTGCGCAACGCCAAGGGACTCTTTGGGGAATTAGTTAAGTGCCTTCGATTTTACATCTTGGTGTTATCGATCAGTTTTACGGAACACCGTCAACAATCAAAGGTGCGCCCGCTCCCGTTTCTACTGGAGACGTGGCAGTTATACTTGAAAATAAGTATGGCATTATGCGTGCGTTTGCTAGTCTTAACTCGTTCTTTATTGTAAACGAAATGGAAAAGTCACTTGCGAAAGCCGTTCGCCAAGCCGCTGTCACGGGGCATGTAACAACTGAGCCGTTTGCTGTAGCAATGACTAAGATTGAAAGTAAGTTTAAGGATTTTCTTTCTCTTAGCACAATTGAAACTATGGGTTGGACTGCGCCATCTGGATTGCCTATTCCTACTCTTGCGGCATTAAAAGGCATTAGCTCACGAACAAAAGCCGGACGATACAAAAATAATCGCAAAGGAAAAGCTGGCCAAAATCTTAAAGCACGTCGTCCAAGCTTTATTGATACTGGTTTGTATCAATCTAGCTTCAAAGCATGGTATGAGAAGCGTAAATAATGCCTACCGTAGCCGAAGCAGCGACTAACCCCGGACCACTGGCGAGCGCGCTTGCTGCTGGCGTTGATACGATTAGTCAATCGCAAACTGTAACGTTTACTCTTTACCTTCGCGTTGTGTTGCCAATAGATGGCTTTGTATTTTGGGTTAAGGCACAGTTACTTTCTCCGTCCGCGCAATACAACTCTTTGGGAATGAATTTTGCTGGCGATACTTTCAACGCTTCCGCTCCAAATAAATTGCCATTGAATACCAGTTTGGTTGCGCAAGGCAGTTTGCATTATGCAACAAAAGATAGTCAAAACGAGACGGACAGTGTAACGGTTAATCAAGTAATTTTTACCTCGGAAGGTCCGGTTAATGATCTTAATGCCATTGGGCCTAATGCTATGTATATTGCCACTCTTGGCGATTTGCGTTTCGCTTTCTCTGAGCGTCGTTCGTTCTACCAACAAGCCAATCTATATCACTACGCAGGAAACGCGGTTTATTCGACATTCGAGACACAGATAATTGATAATGTTGCTGGGTTTGATACGCAAAACGTAATTGTTTCAAATTCATTACCATTATGGTTGAACATTGACCAATCAAATCCGCCCTATCCGCTTACGCCCGCCCAAAAAATACAATTGTATCCAAGCTATTTGGTGCCTGAAAATGTATCTCCGCCATACGGCTCCGTTGATATATCGCAGACGACAGCAATACAGGCAACGCCGATATATGGCCCGACGGGAACGAGAACGCAACTAGTAACTGAGCAAGTCAAAGTTACTTTGTTTGGAACTCGCAACTTCAACGCTTCTGATTTTCTCGATTACGTTTTGCAATATAGCTTGTTTACCGAACCTCTGTTTGGCATTCAAAATATGCCGGTTATTGTTGACGAGAAACTGACACAGGTAGAACTACAAGTCATTGCGCAAAAGAAAACAATACTTTTTACAATTAACTACTATCAGCAACGAATGAGAGACCTTGCACGGCAGTTGATTTTGCAGTGCATTCCAACCGTAACAATAGGAGCTTGAAATGCCTCAATATAACACCGTTACGCTTTCCGGTGCCACTTCCACGGTGCTTGATATCACTACGGAAACGTTGATTAAGGCTGGCACTGGCGCTTTGTTCGCGGTCAGCGTGACAACTGCCGGAACAAGCAATGGTTTTGTTTATGACTCCGCAACGGTTGGAAATGCTGGCACGACTGATCAGATTTTGAATTTTGGGTCTGTGATTGGAAAAACTGACTTTGCAACGGGTTTTCCTTACAAAAACGGCCTTGTCGTCAATCCTGGGACTGGTCAGGTTGTTTCGGTTGCCTATCGCTAATCACCTATCGTTGCGATTTATTAGTTATTAGAAAGGCAAGACGATGGGCGTTTTGAGTATTGTTCAAGTTAATGTCTCTCAAACAGCGGCGCCCGCTCCGTCTACGCTGCAACAAACTGGCGCTATTTGTTCTATGGGTTCGACGGACCTAACTCCGGGGACGCTGGGCCTTATTACGCAACTTTCTGATTACACGGCAATTGCCAACGCGCCTGTTGCAATCACATCGATTACATGGGCAAGTGGCACGGCAACGGTCACGACAGCAACCGCTCATGGATGGACGGTTTCTAGCACTCCGTCTGTTGTCATTGCTGGCGCTGTTCCTGTTGGATATAATGGAACGTTTACCGCAACAATTACGGGAACGTCTACCTTCACTTATCCTTTAGCAACAAACCCCGGATCAGAAACAACGCCAGGAACAGCGGCTTTGGCCAATGACGCAGAAACGTTGGCAATGGTTACCACTTTCCTTGCGCAAGGCAACGATCTTGCCGTTTACGTGCTTGAACTTGGCGAAGTCTCTGTTGTTGCCGCGATTGCCGCGCTTAGCACATATTTGACAAACAATCCAAGCACAATTTATTCGTTTCTTGTTCCACGCGAATTTGACAATCAATCAACATTTTTGTCTTTACTTGCCAGTTACGAAAGCACAACGGCAAAAACTTACTTTTTTATTACCACAACGCTTGGGACATACACAAATTACACGGCTACTGAAAAATGTGCCGTTTTGTGGATTGACTCTCCTAATGCGCTATCGACTGAATTTGGCGCGGCCGGAATGTTTTATGTTACGCTCAATTACAATCCGTCACCAATTAATCAGGTGACGCCAACAGCGTATAGTTACTTGTTTGGAATTACGCCTTACCCGACAGTTGGGAATGCGGCTACTCGGGTTGCGTTGAAATCGGCTGGTGTCAACATTGGATTGCTCGGCTCGGAAGGCGGAATTAGCAACGTTATTCTTTGCTACGGCACAACGCGCGATCTTCATGATTTTACCTATTGGTATAGTGTCGATTGGGTTCAAATCAACCTTGACGAAAATATTACAAACGCAATTATTAACGGTTCAAACAATCCGCAAAATCCACTTTATTACGATCAACAAGGTATAACCACGCTTCAAACCGTTGCTCAAAAGACAATGAACAGTGGCATTACTTTTGGGCTTGTTTTAGGCCCGGTGACGGTTACTGCGGTGCCGTTTGCTACATATGTAGTGGCAAATCCCGGAGACTACCCGGAAGGCATTTATCGAGGCTTGGCGGTCACATACACGCCACAACGTGGATTTATTCAGATTGTCTTTAATGTTGACGTGACATCGTTCCCTGTTAGCTAAACGAAATAATTATTAGAAAGGAACTTTAGATGTCTGGCACGTTGACTAAAGGCAATCCGCTTATTGACCAAGGAACTTTGAACCGCATTCGTGGCGCGGTTCAAATCCCTGGTTTCCCTTCGTTGAACGTTACGGCTCCTTATCTTGGGAAAGCTGGAATTTCAATGACGCTTGAAGGTCAGACAACTGAGTTTATTGATACGCTGACTGGAGCAGTGACGAGCCCGAACGTTTATCAGCAAACATCTGTTGTCGTAAACTTACTTAAGACACAGAACCTCGCGGCATTGTATAAGTCGCAAATGGAAACGTTTTCGTTGATTGGAACGTTTACGGTTATTCCTGATGCGACAACGTTGCCAAACTATACTTTGATGAATGGTGCAATAATGTCGCTTCGTGATATGCCGATGAATGGCGAGGATGCCGGATTTGTGATTACGTTACGTGGATATTATATTATTAATAATCAACTTTTTTCGCTCTAATAATTAGGCTTCTGCAATGTATATTGATCGTCATTTGAACATTGTCATTGAGATTGAGAGAGAGAATTACAAAATTTTTGTTCATTCGACGCCTATTAGTCGTGAAGTTTTTGAAGTCTATTACCTCCCGATCAGCAAGGCATTTAGTAAGATTTACAGAGAGCGTCTAGACAGTCTTGCGGGGCCGCGCGTGGCGGCTTTGTTGCTCAAGGAAGCAGCTATCGAGTGCGGTATGTGGGAAGGTCCACAAGGCGCGGAAAATGGCTTGTTGGGGGAAATCGTTCGCCTAAGCAATGCCATTTTGCCAAACGAACAAGGTGGCTGGCATACGATACCGCTTTACAATGCGTTTCAACAAAAGTTGCTTTCTGATCAAGAAAAATCGGAGGTAATGGGTATTCTGGCTTTTTTTACTTGCGTTTATCAAATGCACCAAAAGAAAAACCGCCAGCAAGCACTGGATGGCTTGCAATTGTGGGAAACGCACACGTCATTATTGAACGTTACGGAATACATGAGTTCCTTAACGACATCGACAGCGGGCGAGAGTTCTGGAGAGACAAACCTTCCTCCATTGTCTCTGCCTTACTAGACTTTGTTTCTGGTGTTGGGTTCCAAACGTTTTTTAGTCAATTTGATTTTGATTACAAAACAGCACACGAGTTTCGCCAGCGTCATGTAATCCGCGCTATCGAAGGGATAGCAAGAAATCGGATGGTTTTCTAAATGGCTGAAACATCAGTCTTAGAAATTCAAGTAAATGACTCTCAGTTTCTCGCATTCGCGGAGAAGCTTGAGAAAATGCGTAAGAATGCCGAAGGCAAGTCCGGCAACGGAAAGCCTAGCGAAAGTGACTTTGCAACCAAATTTCAAAAGTCTATCAAAGATACCCTTACGCCGCTAAAACAAATTTCAGATGTAACTCACAACATTTACAGCAACATTCACAAAGCAACTAATTTGTTGCTTAAGTGGACCGGCATTGCTTCGGTCATTGGATTGATTGGTGGTGGCGGTGGGTTCTTTGGAATTGACCGCCTCGCGCAATCTGCGGCGTTACAGAAAAAATCCGCTAGTGGTTCTGGCGTTTCGATTGGCGAACAAAACGCCTTTCGTATTAACCAAAATCGTTACTTAAACAATCCTGATGCGTTTTTGTCTCGTATCAATGAATTACAAAATAGCTTTGAGAAGGTAAAGCTACAGATCATCCTTGGTCATTCGACCGAAGGCATGAGCAATGTGCAGATTGCTGAGGAAGCGCAACTAAAGGCGCGCCAAGCATATATCAATGCGCATGGCAATTTTGACGTTCTTCGTGCGAAAGGATTTGGAGAACTTTATTCTAATGATGAATTGCAACGGCTTGGTAATTCATCGGAAGAACAGATACGCAAATCTAATGCGGACACGAACCGAGACATATCGAGCGTTGGCGCGAGCGACGCAACTGCTAACAAGTGGCAGGATTTTCTAAATACGTTGGATCGTGCTGGCGCAAAAATTAATACCGTCTTGATTGATGGCTTATCAAAACTTGCCGATCCGATAAGCCATCTCGTGACTAACTTTGGCCACTTGGTTGAAGTATTTTTGAAGACTCCGCTTTTTGAGCATTTTGTTTCGTTTGTGGCTGATGGGTTTGGCCATTTGGCGGATTACATTGGCAAACCGGAATTTGAACAGAACATAAAGTTATTTGCGGAAGGCATTGAAAAAGCAGCGAAGGCTATATTTACTTTTGGCCAAAAAGTTTGGCATTGGCTTGGGTTAGATGACGATGGCACGCGAAAATATTCTGATGAGCAAAAAGAACTAATTAGGCTTGGTTTAAGCAGCCAAGGACAAGGTAAAGACCCGAAAGGCGAGAACTACAATCCTGCGCTTGATAAAAATTCGTCTCAGTATAATCCTAAGCTTGCAGCGCAAGCTTTGAATGCTGCTGTAAATCCGAATAATTCTCAAAATGGAACAAATGCGGTTGCGTCAAATCCTAACGGATTTTCAATTAACGCCGCGAGCAATAACGTAAGCTTCGGTGCGCCAACAGACGCAAAACAACGCGCGGCTGCTATTCTTGCTCGTGACGGTTATACACCAAATCAGATTGCAGGTTTCCTTGCAAATATCCAACAAGAAAGTAGCTTTAATCCAAGAGAAACTGGTGATGGCGGTTTAGCTTTCGGCTTAGGCCAATGGCATCCTGATAGACAGGCAGATTTTAAGGTAGCTTTTGGCCATGATATTCACGATTCTACATTTGATGAACAAATAGAGTTTATGAATTACGAATTGCAGCATAAAGAGGCTGGTGCAATGGCGCGGCTTAAGACAGCCGCAAATGCTTATGACGCTGGCGCAATTATTTCTCAATATTATGAGCGTCCATTTGATGTTGAAAAAGAGGCGCGTAACCGTGGCGCGGCTGCTGATCAAATTGCAAGGGACGCATCTGTCAACGTAACAATTCAAAACAACACGGGTGGTAATGCCATTGCAACGGTCAACGGTTTAACGCATGCGAGTCTGCCACAATGAGCGGCACATCATCTGTTATTAATTCTATTGGGAGAACGATATATCAGCTTGGCTTCCAGATATCTCCTATCGTTCTTAATAACGGTATTGCATCAAGCATTGGTGGTGCAATGCTGCCAATAGTTGCTTTAACGGAGGCAGCTAGTTTTGCCAATGGTCTTTTGCAAGGTGACGTTTCGGACTCGCTTGATAGTTTTTTTGCTCATTTTCGGCCAACTGGTGGCGGCACTCTTATTGATTTTGCTATTGCATCTTATCCGTTTGCCAATCAGCAAGTAGCGGCAAATGCAATTATTGCGATGCCATTAAAAATATCTTTGGCCATGGTAACGCCTGCCCAACAAGCTGGAGGAATTGTTTCAAAGTTTATTACGTTTCTTGCATTGCAACAAACTCTCAAGCAACATAGTTTGCTAGGCGGAACATACACCGTGGTTACGCCAGCGTTTCTTTATGAGAACTGTATTCTAAAGTTACTTCGCGATACAACTGGTATGAATGAGCAACAAGCACAAAGCCGCTGGCAGTTTGATTTTGAACAGCCTCTCGTGACGCAACAGGCAGCACAAGCCGCACAGAACGCTTTGACATCTCAGATAACGAACCAAACGCCTATTAGTGGCCAGCCTGCTAATAGCGGAGCTATAGCAGCGGCTGGATCGCCTAGCAGTGCGCCAGGGTTTAGTGCTGGCGCCAGCAATTTGACTGGCACAAGCGTTGGAGGAAACACGCCGCAAGTAGCCTCAGGCGTTGGTCAAGGATGACAACCTATGTGCCATTTTCTCAGCCTGCCAGTCAGCCGATGCAGTTTAATGCAACGTTTGATGGCAATAAATACGTTGTTCAAGTTCCGTGGTCATTGTTTGGACAGAGATATTACGTTGCGATATATGATCAATCAAGTAACTTGATATTGTATATCCCAAGAATTGCCTCAACGCTTACAAACAATATCAATTTGCTAAACGGCTACTTTACAACATCGACGTTGATATGGCGTGCGCAAACAAATAACTTTGAGATTTCACCTTGAGGTTTTACGAAATTATTGTATCGAATGCTGATGGATCGCAGTTTATGCGGTGGGGTTCTATTGGCGTTTTGACTGGCACGGTTGATCCGAGCGCGCCAGAAGTCGAATTAGATATTCCCGTTGGAACTTACGATCAGCCATACGGGCAAGCCGCTGTTAAAATCTATGGTGTTGGATTGGATACACTTAAGCAATCAAAACAGTTTGCAGGCAAAAGCATTTCTGTTGCACGCGGTATGAGTGCGGGGCTTCCGCTTGCTAACCCTATGGAACAAGGCGTTGCCGTAAAAGGAACTATTTTCCAAGGCTATGGCAATTGGGTTGGGACAAATATGTCTCTCGATTTGATTTTTACTGCCGCAACAGGCTCAGATAATTCGCCTATGAATTTTACCATAAATTGGAAAGCAGGAACGCCGTTAAGTCAAGCATTGACACAAAGCCTCAAAACAGCGTTACCATCTCTTGTCCCAAATATTCAAATCAGTTCTAACCTTGTTTTGAATTACGATCAAGTTGGCTCATACGCTTCTCTTGAGCAATTTGCCGCGTATCTATCGAACATAAGTCAGAAAATTATCAAAACGACTAATTATCCAGGTGTAAAAGTAACTATTTCAAATGGCAAAGTAATTGCTTACGATACAAGCACAACGCCGAGTCAAGTGACTGATATTCTGTTCACTGATTTGATTGGTCAGCCGACATGGATCGATTTAGGAACAGTTCAATGTCATTTGGTTATGCGGGGTGATTTGCAGCCTGGAGACGTGGTTACGTTGCCAAATGCGCAACAGAATTTTACGGCTGCAAGTAACTCGCAATTTCAAGACTCGCTAAATTTTAGTGGTAAGTTTACTGTGTCTTATGTGCGCGATGTTGGTAAATTTAGAAGTCCGAACGCTGAGAATTGGATTACGACTGTTAACCTTGTTCCTATGAGTAATTGACATGGAGCATCTTAAAAATCCTCTTGCGTTGAGTATGAACCAATTTGTTTCGGGCAAATCCGCCGATGCGCTGCAAGGGCAAGGACAAATTTATCCTTGCACCGTAACTAAAGTTACTGGTGCAATTGTTACGGTTAATTTTGAAGTTCAAACGGTGCAGACTATACCTCAGGCGACTATGCCAATAGCAGAAAGCATTTATTTAAGGTTGCCTATTCAAGTCGGAGATAAGGGTGTTGCAATGACCGCTGACACTTATTTAGGAGGTATCAGCGGACTTGGCGGCGGCACGGCGGACACGACACAGCTAGCAAACCTTTCTACACTTATTTTTGTGCCAATTGGCAATAATGGTTGGCCAAGCGTTGACGCGAATGCGGTTGTAATTACTGGCGTTGGAACTGATGGCGTATTGCTTCGTTCTGGGGACGCCACAGTTACTTTTAAGCTTACATCTAGCGGTATTGCGATTAACCTAAACGGTATGACAATGACCGTTACGAACGGCGATGTAATCGCTGATGGAATTAGTTTGAAAACGCACGTTCATACGGAAGTTATGACGGGAGGCGGCAATTCTGGTCCGCCGTTAGCATGAGGGTTTGGGGACGAGTGCAAACGACCGTTCAGCAAGGGCTTATTGCTGGTGGCCCTGGAGTGCTTGGCAGTGGACCGGGTGCGGGAGTTCTTGGCGCTGGCACGACTGCATTGCAATGGGTTGAAGTTTCTACCGCTGCAAATGGTAGCAATGATTATGTTTACGTAACTGCATTAATTCAATGCTTAAAACTATCAATTGGCGAGTCGCCTTTTTGGAGCGATTGGGGAATACCGGCTAAGCGTTCGGTTGTGCAACAAGTCTTTCCAGACTATTACGTTTCGTTGATGCAACAACGTTATTCGCAATATTTTGCCAATTTGCAGATTACTAAAGTTGCTTCTTCGACGCCAACATACAACGTGCAAATCTTGTTGCATAATGGAACTAAAATTGCAGCGAGTATTCCGGTTTAAGTTTGGAGTTTGATACGTGTCCGATACAACTACAACGCTACCAGTCTCCATAGGTCCAAGTGGCGCGGTCCCCACGCCTCCGGCCACTATTCTTGCAACGTTGCTAGCGAATGTCGCGGCAACGAACCCTGATTATACGGCAAACCTTCCAGGGTTGCTAATCGAAGATATCAGCAGCACAGACGTTGCCGCAATTGCTTTGATGGATAGCGCGCTTGTTGATTTGGTCAACTGCATCTCACCATTGACCGCGAACGAATACTTACTTTTACAACTTGGAAATGTTTACGGAATAAGCGTTGCGCCTTCTAGCAACACGAACGCTTATATTGAATTTTTTAGTTCAACACCAGGGTTTGTGATACCGCAAGGATTTGTGGTGTCAGACGGCACAAACCAATACGTTACGCAAGAAGCCGGTATTGTTTCTTCTAATGGAACGTCCGGTTTGATTTTTGTTGTTTGCACGACATCGGGTAGCGTTACTGCCGGCCCGACGACAATCAATCAGTTAGTTACTTCCGTTCCGGCCGGAATTACGCTTTCATTCAACAATCCTCAAGCAGCAACGCCGGGTATTGGAACAGAAAGCTATGACAGCTTTAGAGCAAGAGTGCTACAAGCTGGCCTAGCATCGGCTACAGGCATGCCTAGGCTGCTTAAAACAGCCCTAGCGCAAGTGTCTGGAGTGCAATCGCGTCTGATTAGCGTGCAACAGCAGACAGGCACGAATGGCGGCTGGAAAATCATTGTTGGTGGCGGCGATCCGTATCAAGTTGCTTTAGCTATTTTTAATTCGCTTTTCGACATATCGACGCTTGTTGGTTCAAGTATGTTCGTAACCAACATCACGCAAGCAAATCCTGGTATCGTAACAACTGAATATAACCATGGGTATGTGACTGGCGAATTAGTTATTATTACTGGTATTGTTGGGATGACAGCGCTTAATGGCGTTGATCTAGACATTACAGTAATAGATGAAAAGAACTTTTCGATTGGTATTAACACGACAGGTTATAGTGCGTATGTTAGCGGTGGTATTTGCGAGCCGAATGCACGTAACGTAAGCGTATCAATCAATGATTACCCAGATACGTATATTGTCCCGTTTGTTGTGCCCCCGCAACAAATCGTAACAATGACTATTGTATGGAATACAAATAGCCCAAATTATGTAAACCCGGCGGCGGTTGCTCAAGTTGTGCAGCCTGCGGTTATGGCCTATATCAACGCAATTCCTGTTACGCAACCGATCAATTTGTTTGAGATTTATTCAACGTTTCAGCTAGCAACGGCATCTCTTGTCGCAACTCAGTTTATATCACAAATAACAGTTACAGTTTATATTAATAGCGTAATGACATCGCCAGCAAGTAGCACAGGGTTGATTTTTGGTGATGGCGAAAGTTACTTTGAAGTATTAAGCAATGCCGCCATTACTGTAACACAGGCGTAATATGGTTGTTAATCTAACAATACCAAGCTATGTATATTCACAATATTCTGATGACGAGGATATACAAGCTTTTGTCGCGTCATATAATACATATGCGCAACTATATTTGAACACGTTTATTAATCTTGGTTTGCCGTTGTATCCACAATTTACAAGTAGCTTTCTCGATTGGGTAGGAACAAGTTTATATGGTTACTCTCGTCCACTGCTACCTAGCGGTTTTAACAAGTCATACGGCCCATACAATACGCTACTCTACAACGATAATCTGCCGTTCAATGGTTACAAGTTAGTTGGTCCAGCAAATTACTTTGCTACAAGTGACGATGTTTACATTCGCTGTCTCAATTGGCATTTTTTCAAAGGTGACGGCAAAGAGTTTACTATCCCATGGCTTAAACGTCGAGTAGCACGCTTTTTGTTTGGTCCCGGCCAAGTGCCAGTAAACGAGAACGACGGATGGAATTATGATGTTTCTGGTCAATATCAAATTAGCGTAACGTTTGGAACAAATCACACAGCAACAATTACGATTGTCAGCGGAACAACGGCACAAGTAAAAGGCGCGCTCTACAACGAAATGTTATTCAATGGCGTAAATGCAGTGTTCAATAAAGTAACTGCTGCATATACGCCTGTTCAAATACCCGCGTTAGCTCCGGTATTTCAAGCTGCTGTATTGGCTGGTGCGCTTGAATTGCCTTTTCAATATACTTGGTCCGTGAACATCTAGTCTTACTAAAGGAACTTTAGATATGGCAACAGACGTAATTATTTTTGCAAATGGCGCGAGTTCAACACTCGCGGCAAATATCACAAGCACAGCAACATCGTGTAATTTGTCTGCTGGCACTGGAGCGTTGTTTCCGAGTCCGGGGACAAATCAATCGTTTCAATTGACGTTCAAAGATGCGGCAACGCAACTTTTAACTGAAATCGTAACAGTTACAGCGCGCAGTGGTGACACGTTAACAATTGAACGCGCTCAGGAAGGCACGACAGCGCAGTCATGGAATGCCGGTGATCTTTGCCTAAATCTAATGACTGCTGGCACTGCTGGTGCGTTTATGCAGTTTGGGCAAGCGATTGGTCGGTTGACTGGTCCGCCGCAATTAATTACTTCCACAACGGGAAGCGTTACGTTTCCGGCCGCTACAAACGCGGTGCTTTTTGAGTATCGAGGCGGCGCAGGTTCTGGTGCGGCTGCTATTGCCACCACGTCTAATCAAACTTCTGTTGGTTCGGGAGGTAATACAGGTTCCGGCGGCACTGCTTACGTAACGTCTGGTTTTCAAGGCATGTCCGTAACGATTGGCGCGGGCGGTGGTGCGACGACAGCAGGCAGCACTCCCGGTGGAAATACTGTTGTGACGTTGACCACAAGCGTTCAATACGTTGGATATGGCGGTTCGGGAGGAACATCTTCGATTGCGCAAACTGGCGCTGCTGCTGTTGCCCTTGCTGGTGGTTTCGCGAATACACAGGCAACGGGCGGCTATATAAATGACGCTGGTCAGCTTGGCCGGTTTGGTATCGCGATTGGACCGCTAGGATATGGTCAAGGCGGCGAGGGCGGATCAGTGCCAGGATACGGCACAGGAGGCGCTGGCGGCGTTTCTACAGGCTCAGGAACGGTATCAGGCGCGGGACAGGCAGGCATCGGTCTATCCGCTGGCGGTGGCGGCGCACTAAACGTTCAAAGTTCAAGCGCTACGGCTGGTGGCGCGGGAACCGGCGGATATGTTCTTGCCTATCCGTTGTCTTAAGGCATTTATTATGCGCAAGTTACTTTATGCAATTGCAATAATTATCAATCTAGCACTGCAAAGTAACTTTGCGCGTGCGCAAAATGCGGGTTGCACTGTTTATAGTATTACTGTAGGTTGTTACGTTTATCCCCAAGGTTTGTTGCTAATTCCTCAAACACTAGGAAATGGCCAAGCTACAGCTCCATCTCTTGCATGGCAATCGGCTCCCACCACTGGTTTTTTCTTAAACGGAACAACGCTTGCCGGTATTGACGCATCAATAAATGGGTCTCTTGTTGGAGAACTAAATTCAACCGGCCTTAATTTCAGCATTGGTGGCACAACGCCTTATGCTGGAACATTTACAATTCTGACAGCTAATAGTGAGTTTAGGCAGCCAACATGGACCACGGTCACTCGCCCAACGTCTCCAACTGTTGGAGAACAAGGATATAACACGACTCTTGGAACCGTTGAAGTTTGGAATGGTAGCGCTTGGTTACAAGTTAGTATTGGAAATGCATCTCAAGTGCATGGCGCTTTTGCGCTGACATGGGGTTCTCCGGTTACTGTAACGGCTGGAACTTATATTATGATGGCATCTTGGCCATGGACAACCGGAACAATTAACAGCATTGTGGGTTTAGTTGGAGCAAGTGGGCAAAGTTTTGTGGTTCAGCTTCAAATCAACGGCACAAATGTAACTAATTGCAGTTCTGTAACTGTCAGTTCCACGACCGCAACCACGACTACTTGTAGTGGTTCAAATGTTATTACATCTGGTCAAGAGCTAACCGCGATTATATCGAGCGTGACAGGATCGCCTAACATAAGTGCCGCACAAATTAATTATGTTCATTCGGAACCGTAATTATGACAAATACCGTGTTGTTCGCTGGCGGCGAAGATACCAGTTTTAACACTTCAACATCTAACTCTTATCAAGCTGTAACTAATTCGGGATACTTTAGAAGTAACTTTGCGCGTTGCGCAATGCAAGCAAATAGCGCGCCTGAAACAAATGTTCCGCCAATTCAACGTTTAAGAAGCGAATTATTTACGACTCAAGCAACTTTGTGGGCACATGCTTGGGGTTATGCGGAGTTTCAAAGTGGAAACCCTGCAAATCCTTGTGTGACAGATGGAACAGTCATAGGCTTTATGGACTCTAGCTATACTTATCGATTGTTTATTCGCACAACGGGAACGTATCAGCAATTACAACTTTGCAAGATCAACGCCGCTGGAACAATTACGGTTCTCGCAACAAGTGGTAATAATACATATAACACAACAATTCCATTACAAGCGCTTGATGTTTATATTAATTATGGATCAAGCGGAACGTTTACTCTTTATATCAACGGCACGCAAATTGTTACATATAGTGGCAATATTGTAACTGACTCTTGCACTGGTATCGCTTGCGTTGATTGGTGTCAATTTGGAACAAGCGCGAATAATACAACGCCTTGGTCTGAAATGCTTGTGCAGACATCCGACACGAGAGGCGTATCTGTTTTTACGGTGCCGCCTGTTGCAAACGGAAATACAAATACATGGACAGGAAGCGTTAGCAACGTAAATGAAACTACTATCAATGACACTAATTACAACTATACAACATCTTCGTCGCAACTTGCTCTTTACACTATGTCAACAACTTTGCCCACTGGCAACTGGACAGTCGAAGCTTTTGTTCAAGAGGTTCGTATAAGCGTTGGTCAGAGTGGTCCGCAAAATTTTGATTTTGTTGTAAGAACGACAGACGGAAGTAACAATTTGCAGACTGGTCCGGCTCCGTTAAATTACTTTGGCAATAATGCTTATATTTGGGCAACGAACCCTCATACTGGTGTTGCTTGGGCAACGACAGATTTTAGCACAGGCTTTAATTATGGTATTGAGTCTGTAACGTAAAGGAACTTTTGAAATGACCGGGTTACTTCCAAAAGTTGCCGATCGTGTTCAAGAAACCACTAGCACGACTGGCACAGGCGCGCTTACTCTTGCTGGTGCTGCTGGTCCGCAACAATCGTTTATTAATGGCATTGGCTTAGGCGTTCTTACGTCTTATGCTATTTTGTCTGGCGATAATGTCGGATGGGAGATCAACACCGGAACACTTTCGGGTTCCGGTCCGTATGTGCTTTCTCGCGGAACACCGAGTGCATCAAGTAACGCGGGATCATTAGTTGCTTTGTCTGGTGTTTCAACTGTATTTTGCGATATTTCTGCGGCGTTTGTTGGTTTGTTGCAAACGACGTTTCAGAATAATGGCACGGTGCAAAATGTTAACACGTTAAATATTAGCAATGGATTGACTGCTGCAATTGCCGGAACAGCAATGACGTTGACTGCTGCTGGGGGCGGCATTTACCAAAGTGGGACTGTAGCAAGTAACTTTTCTACTCTTGAAATTAGCGGATCACTTAGTGGTGCTGTTACAAGCGGAATATTAACTCTTACCGGAACTGGCGTAACAAGCAGCCTTGGGGTTCAGGCTTATGGAACGGCCGAAACACTTACAACGCTTAATTTTAGCTCAGGCGTTATTCCCGTTTTGAACAGCGGCACACTTAATATTTCTGTTAATTCAAGTTCTGGTATCAGGCCCGCCTTGTCTTATTTTACATGGCTAAATCAAGGCACGGCAACAGCAACAGATAATTCTTATGGACCTTTAACAATAAGCGGGCCGACTACAACCACTGATAATAACAGGGCGTTAATTGTTTCAACACCAAGAGCAAATACTAGTCCATGGACTGTAACAGCGCAATTGAGAGGCTTAAGAGCTTTAACTGACTATGTGCCGTTCGGTTTATTTCTTTACGACTCTGTGTCTAGCAAACTAATAACTTTTTGTAGTCAAATAACAAACGGCGGAAGTGGCTCAAATCCTCAAACAAATGTTGCTGTTAATGAATGGACGAACGTAACGACTTTCAGCGGTTCTGCAAAAAGTCTAGAATTTATGTTATTTGAACCATTTTGGATGCGAATTTATTGTGATGGGACTAATTTTAATTTTGAACTATCGTGCGATGGTTACGACTTTAATACAGTTTATTCTCAAAGCATAACGGCATATGGTTCTCCTGATCATATTGGGTTTGGAATGGATTTTATAGATACTGAGTCTCAAGGAATAAGCGGACAAGTAAAGTTAATGAATTGGACCTTAGTATAGCCAATGCTCGGTCAATACCCCTTATCCAACGCGCCAATATCAAACAATCGTTCGACAGAGGTTCCTTCAACTGGTGGGCAAGAGCAAACAAGCAAACTTGTTGCGTATGAAGTTCTAAGCCCGGCGTCAATATCAAATAGCAAGCTAAATGCTTACCAGTTACTTATTCCATTGCAAAGTAGCGTAAGCAAAATGGTCGCTTATGTTATTCTTTCTCCGTCGAATGCTGGACCACAATTAATTATTGCTATGTAACAGTTGCTAGGGAAAGTAACTATGTTTGCTTGCAGAAGTATTAAATACGTTAAAAAGTTACTTTCTGCAATGCAAGTAACAATGAAAAACGCACATGAAGCCGGAAGAAAAAGAGTCTTTTACTTATTTAACGGAATGTTCGGAACCGTCAATATTCCAGAATTTGCGTGGTTTTCAACTTTGCATGGCGATTTATGCATTGAGCCTAGCATTGTCATGGCTGACAACTCCGCAAATATTTCATCAGCCGTCATATCGAGTGTTTCTAGACCTTCATATACCAAAGACTTTGGCCGCGTTAATAATGATCATTTATTCTTGTGCAGTAATAGCTTTGTTTTTGACGAAATCAATAGTTATGAGAGCCCTGATCGGAACAATAGGCGCTCTCATTTGGTTAAATCTTGGAACAATAATGATACTAGGAAGTTTGTCTTTAGCAAATGGAAAATTTTTCTTATCTTCGGCGGGGCTTTTCGAGTTGTTTGGAGCGTTGGGTTGCTCCATATCGGCCATTCAGTGGGGAAAGGTTCGTTAACAATGCAATCCCTTGATAGCCCGACCATTGCGTTCTTTTCGCTATTACTTGGTCTTGTCATCGCTTTATTTACAGCTTTTAAGTATTTCTCCAATGAACTTGGAACGTTACGCCGTGAAGCGGAACTAAATATTAAGTCTTCTATTGATACGCAAGACAAACAACGGCAATTGCTTGCAACACAATTCACAAATGCAATGAATGATTTGCGGCTTGATCTAACTCGCACAAACGAAAAATTTCAAAATTTAGCTCTTGAAGTTGTCAGAAAAGCTGATATGACTTCGTTTGAAACGCGGATTACATCGATCCTAAGTCAACAAGAAAGCCGGTTTACGCTTGCTGTTGAAAAGCTTGATAACGCTCGCGCGCAGTCTATTCAGCACCTTGAAACAAAAATTGATAGAGTGATTGAATTACGCCGCAATCAGCAAGACAATAACCGAGCAACCGGGGATTAGTCTCTCATGTCAGATAGCACTGCAATAGCAATAACCCCGGCAGAAAGTAAGTTTCTTGACTTGATCAAGCTTGTTGAAGGAACGCAACTTGATTTGACTGCTTCGGACTCTGGCAATTGGACTGGCGGGTCTGTTGGCGTTGGAACGTTGAAAGGTAGCAAAGAAGGAATAAGCGCTGCCTCTTATCCGACGCTCGATATAGCTAATCTTACGGATGAAACAATTTGTTTTATTTACAAAACAGATTATCTTGATAAGGTTTGCTTTGAGCAAATGCCAATTGCTGTTGGCGTAATTATTGCTGATTGCGCTATAAACCAAGGCGTTGGAGCGGCAAAAATTTTGTTGCAACAATCAGTCGATGTTGAAACAGATGGATATATTGGGCCGCAAACGTTAGAAGCTGTTAACAAATACAACAGTAATCCTGATCCTTTGGTTATAGAGATTGCTGCAAGACGCGGACTCAGATATGCACAGACAAATAACCTGCAAACGTTTGGGCTTGGTTGGTTTCGACGTTTGCAAATAGTTACAGCATACGCCATCAAAGTTTCTCACGGTCTTACTTGAAAGGAATTGCTAATATGAAAAAAGTTACTTTGCTATCAACAGTCGCAATAGTTACTTTTTCAACGGCTGCATTTGCACAAGCCGTTATGGTCGCGCCTGTCCCAAGTGGTCCAACTATCAACGGGCAACCTCTCGTTCAAATTGGCCTATCGTTTATCAGCGATGTTGGGCCGGTTTTGTTGGCCGCTGTAGCCGCGTATCTCGGAAAGGTAGTCAAGAGCAACATTCTTCGTAATGCGCTTATAGATGCCACGCAAAGGGCCGCCAAAGGGGTGTATGAAAGCCTCGCTGCTGCTGGACAGAACGTTGGAAATATCCCTGTTAAAAACGCCGCGATTGCCAGCGCGGTTAATGACGTTGTGGCAAATTATCCAACAATCCTAAAGTCATTTGGCGTAACGCCTGATGTCGTGCATAACATGATCAGAAAAGAACTTGGTGGCTTGTTGGCAATTGATCCAACTGTTACGGTATCAGCGCCAACAGTAACAGTTGGCGCTCCAACGGTTGATATGCCGTCTAGCATTCAACCAGTTCCGCAAGTAATTCCGGTTACTGGACCGGTTGTTACATCTGGCAAAGTTAGCTAAAGTAAGTTTAGGAGAGTAATATGGCGGGAGCGTTTAATCCTAATCGAGTTGGCGGAAACGTCGCTGTGCAAAATATTCCAGGAGCATTAAGCGGTAATCTCCCAGCAAGTTTAATTACGAGTTCTTCTGGTAACGGAACTGCTTTAGTTACGGGTTCGGCGGTTTACGGAATAAAATATTACTTGGAATTTGTTGTTAGAAATTATTTTGGTGCATCTGGAACTTTTTCCATAGGGGCTGCTACACCTAGTGCTTCTCTTAGTAATTTCATTGGCGATAATGCCATGACTTATGGCTTCACAAGCGATGGCAATATATGGAACGCTGGGACAAGTTCTAGTGGTGGTATTGCCTATGCGCCTGGAGGATTTCAAAGTCAAAGCGTTGGTGTTTTGCTTGATGGCGTAGACAATCAACTTTCAATAACCGCAAACGGAACGACTTTTAGTAGCACAATTACTCTGCCTTCTTTAGAGGCATTATTAATTGGAGCAACTGTTTTTCATGGAACAGACACACAAGTTATTTATGTTCCCCAAACGCAATACGCGT